TTTGATTGGAAGAAGGTTTTCGATACGGCAGCTGGTAGCATCTATAATTGTAATCTGATTATGGAAATGCTTATCAAGGGTTCAATCCCTAAAAACAAGTACGACCCTATCTATAAATTTTCTCAGAAAAACTTTGTCGGTAACTCTTTTCTGGTACACCCAGAGTTTCTTCTGTACCATTCTCATAAGTACGAGCAAAAAGAAATATGTATGTATTACGCGCTTGCTTCTCTAAGAAGTTTGGCAGAGTATCGTGCATCAAACAAAACTACGCTAGACGCACTGCATTGTCCAGTGCCTTTAGATGAAATTAAAGATAACAGGCTACTCATAGTATTAGAAGATGAAATTACTTTTATATATGAAGAAGTCACTTTGGAGACTATACACTAATGGCTATTGCATTTAATCAACAAAAGGGCTCTGCCCAAAAATCATCAATCGACTCTTTTCAGTACATCGACGGAGACAACAAGTTCCGTTTAGTTGGCGACATTCTTGCTCGCTATGTTTACTGGATCAAAGGCGAAAACGAAAAAAATATTCCAATGGAGTGTCTGTCTTTTGATAGAAACTCTGAAAGATTTAACAACGTAGAAAAAGACTGGGTACGAGAGTACTATCCTGACCTAAAATGCGGGTGGAGCTATGCTACACAATGTATTGACGGCGGTAAAGTAAAAGTTGTAAACCTAAAGAAAAAATTATGGGAGCAGATTATTACTGCTGCTGAAGATTTAGGCGACCCTACTGACCCAGACACAGGCTGGGATGTTTGCTTCAAAAGAGTAAAAACTGGCCCACTTCCTTACAATGTTGAGTATCAACTACAAGCACTAAAGTGCAAACCTCGCGCTCTTACAGACGAGGAAAAAGACCTAATTGCTGACTTAAAATCAATGGATGATGTAATGCCTCGTCCTACACCTGACGCGCAGAAAGAACTTCTTGATCGAGTACGCGGAGCAGCTAACGAAGCTGATGATGAGCTTCTAGAAGAAGAGTTTAATGTAGGATGATTCTCTTTACGGCAGACTGGCACATAAAACTGGGTCAAAAAAATGTCCCAGTAAAGTGGGCTACAAACCGTTATCAAATGTTCTTTGACCAGATCTATGAGTTAGAGAAAGAGTGTAATATGCACATAATCGGGGGCGATCTCTTTGATCGTCTTCCGAATATGGAAGAGTTGGAACTTTACTTCAAGTTTATTCGTGGAGTAAAGATTCCAACAATTATCTATGATGGAAATCACGAAGCTACTAAAAAGAATAAGACTTTCTTTAGCCAACTAAAGCAAGTCTCGCGGGACATCAACCCTCTAATAAATGTAGTAGATATATCATACATAGACCAAGATTTAGGTTATTCCATATTACCTTACGCTGACTTACATAGAAAAGGTGCTATAGATCATTTTGATAAGAGTATGCCCTTGTTCACTCATGTCAGAGGAGAGATACCCCCTCACGTTAAACCAGAAATCGATCTAGACCTACTAGAAGATTTCCCTGTAGTATTTGCAGGAGACTTACACAGTCATAGTAATACACAAAGAAATATTGTATATCCAGGTAGTCCCATGACTACATCGTTTCATAGAACAAAGGTAAAGACCGGGTATCTACTGATTAATGAAAATAACTGGGATTGGATGTGGGAAGAGTTTCGACTTCCTCAGCTATTGCGTAAGACAGTAGCAACAGAAGATGAGATGATACCTACAGATTACGACCATACTATCTATGAGATAGAAGGCGATATACAAGACCTTGCAACAGTGAAGAACTCAGAGCTGTTGGATAAAAAAGTAGTAAAAAGAAAGTCAGAAGCTACACTCATTATGGATAAAGAGATGTCCATACAGGAAGAGTTATCAGAGTATCTGACTTACATACTTGAAATTAATCCTGAAAAAATACCAGACATAATAGGCACATACAATGATTACACTACAAACGTTGAGATGGGATAACTGCTTTAGTTATGGTTCTGGTAATGAGTTACAATTAGATGACAACACAGTAACCCAGATTCTGGGAACAAATGGCATGGGCAAGTCGTCTATACCTTTAATTATAGAAGAGGCGTTGTTTAACAAAAACTCAAAAGGGATCAAAAAAGCAGACATTCCTAACCGTTATGTTAATAATGGTTATAATATCTATTTGTCTTTCACAAAAGATACAGATAGATATGAAATAACAATCAATCGTAAAAACAGTATCAAAGTAAAACTAGAGTGCAATGGTGAAGATATTTCTAGTCATACGGCTACAAATACTTACAAGACTCTACAAGAAGTAATAGGCGTAGATTTCAAAACTTTCTCTCAACTAGTGTATCAAAACACGAATGCGAGTTTACAGTTTTTGACTGCTACAGATGCTAATCGTAAGAAGTTTCTTATTGATCTGCTACACCTAGAAAAGTATGTTGAATTATTTGAGTTATTTAAAAGTGCCTCAAAAGAGGTATCTTCTACGTCAAATACAATAGCAGGGAAACTTGCAACTGTTGAAAAATGGTTAGAAGAAAATAAATTGAGTGATACATCCATACTACCCTTGTTGGATTTAGAAATTAATACATCTAAAGATGAAAAGACTTTGCGTTCACTTACGATAGAGATTGAAAATATTTCGGAAAAAAATAAAAAAATTCAAACAAATAATTTATATAAAAAGCAACTCGAGTCTATTGATATCAATGAAGTCAATTCCTCGACAGCACAGTATAGATCTTATGATGATTTACAGTCAGAACTAGGATCTGAGAAAGCAGCCGCTACGGGTGCTCAACGAATTATCAAGCAATTAGGAGATATTCGGGACACTTGTCCAACCTGCGGTGGGCCGCTTGACAGCTCTGCTGAAAAAGCTATGAAAGAAGCAGAAGAGGCTAAATATGAACAAGCTACAGGAAGAGTTAAAGATCTTCAACGACAAATTATCGACATCAAATCTGAAAACACTGATTACGAACGGAATCAGCAACAGCAAAAAGATTGGGAAAATTTGTATCGAAGCATCGACAGAAGCCTACAGACGGATTTGCTGGATCAGCAAGAGCTTGAAAGTAGGTTGTCAGACGTGCAGAGGCGCTTACGAGAGTCAAAAGAAGAGCTTTCAAGAATCGGAGCAGAAAACGAGCGAATAACTCGTCGAAATACCCGAATACAGGTTATACAAGAGCAGACCGATGAGTTTCTTGCACAACTTGAAGAATATTCGGAAAAGTTAGAAAACAATCGTAAGTTAGAGTCAAATCTGGACATATTGAAGAAGTCTTTCAGTACAAACGGATTACTTGCTTACAAAATAGAAAACCTTGTCGGAGAGCTCGAAGAAATGGCTAATGTTTATTTGGCTGAACTCTCTGATGGTAGATTTACACTAGAGTTTATTGTATCAAACGACAAACTGAATGTGCAAATCACTGATGCAGGCAATGTTATCGACATTCTTGCTCTTTCATCGGGTGAACTAGCCCGCGTGAACACTGCAACTCTACTAGCAATTCGTAAGCTAATGAGTAGTATATCGAAGTCTAAAATTAATATATTGTTTTTAGATGAAGTAATCAGCGTATTAGATGACGCAGGTAAAGAAAGACTAGTAGAAGTTCTACTTCGAGAAGATCTTAATACCTATTTGGTATCGCATGGGTGGTCACATCCATTGCTAGAGAAGATAGAAGTGGTAAAACAAGAAAACATTAGCAGATTGGAGTAAGCATGGTAGATTCAAGAGCAAAAGGAGCGCGTGGCGAGTATCTTGTACGAGATATGCTTCGAGAAGCCACAGGGTTAAAGTTTGAACGAGTACCCGCTTCTGGTGCATTGGAGTATCTGAAAGGGGACTTATATGTCCCCAATCAGAGAAACCATTTTTGCATAGAAGTAAAGAATTATAAAGACTCACCACTTACTGACAAGATATTTACAGCGAAACGCACAAATAATCTTATTAAGTGGTGGAAAAAGATTGTAATACAGGCAGAAGGCGGAAACCAAAAGCCTTTATTATTTTTTAAATACGATAGATCTAAGGTATTCGTAGCGACGGAGCAGATGCCAGAAACAACAGATGACTATATCTGGATTGCATTTCTAAACTGTTATGTCATGCTTGCCGAAGATTTTCTACGAGAAGAAGTGGAGTGGATAGGTGGCTTTTGATTTTGAAGAAAGAATGGGCGGAAATGCAGGCACAGCACTCATAGTAGATGCACTAAACCTAGCGTTTCGTTGGAAACATCAAGGCAGAACAGATTTTCGACACGATTATGTAGCAGTAGTAAAGTCATTAGCAAACTCTTACAACTGTGGTAATATAATTATTACAGCAGATTGGGGGTCTTCTAGTTATAGAAAAGAGATTTTACCAGAATACAAACAGAATCGAAAAGACAAGTACGCAGAACAAACTGAAGCAGAGAAGCAAGCATTTTTAGACTTCTTTGAAGAATATGAAGAAACACTAGAATTATTGGCTGAAGAGTATCAAGTTCTTCGTTTTAAAGGTGTAGAGGCAGATGATCTTGCTGCCCACCTTGTAAAACGTAAACAGCAGTATGGATTAGAAGAAATTTGGTTAATATCAAGTGACCGAGACTGGGATTTACTAATACAAGACAAAGTAAATCGCTTCTCATATGTAACAAGGAAAGAAGTAACTATAGACAACTGGAACGAGCATTATAATGTCTCTCCAGAAGAATATATCTCTTTCAAGTGCCTCACTGGCGATAAGGGTGATAATGTACCTGGAATCAACGGTATTGGGCCGAAACGAGCTGAGCAACTTATTAGTGAGTATGGTGATGCGATGACTATCTATGATAATATACCTCTTGATGGAAAGTATAAGTACATACAAGAGTTAAATCAGAATGGCGAAACATTATTGCAAAACTATGAGTTGATGGATTTAGTAACATATTGCGACGATGCAATAGGAGAGGACAATGTGTCCGAGATTGAAGGGAGAATGAGTAGTGCAGCTTAATTATAAAAGAGACAATTATCTCTCAGAGTTTAGTATTAAAACTTTGGAAGATAGATATTTAGTAGAGGGTGAAACATCCCCTCAAGACGCATTTGCACGAGCTGCTAGAGCTTTTGCAGATGACGAAGAACATGCACAGAGGTTATATGATTATGCCAGTAAATTGTGGTTTATGTTCTCTACTCCCAT